ATATCTTTTTAATGTAAATCGTTGCCTCGCCAGTTTGTAATTTATGCATTGAGGGGTCGTCTAACGGTAGGACGACAGGTTCTGGCCCTGTAAATTGAGGTTCGATTCCTCGCCCCTCAGCCAAATTATAATCCAAGACAATCCAATGAAGTACAAAACCCGTTAGAAATAGCGGGTTTTTTCTTGCCATTTGTCCAAAGATGTGTTATATGATTTCTCAGAATCCAAAATATACGGGGGTACGTAAGGGGGTATATAGAAATGCCCCGAATTTCATTAGAAGTCCATACCCCCAAAAAGGAGGGGAAATATCATGGCTCTGAGCGACACGAAGATCAAAAGAGTTAAGCCATCAGAGAAGCAGATTAAGCTTTTTGATGGGGGTGGTTTGTTTCTTCTCGTTACCCCGCAGGGAAGCAAGTTATGGCGTCTTAAGTATCGACATGGGGGAAAGGAAAAGCTGCTTGCCCTGGGGGCATATCCCACCGTTTCACTTGCAGATGCCAGGGCAAGGCGAGACGAAGCAAAAAAACAGCTTGATCAGGACACCGACCCCGGTGAGGCACGTAAGGTCCAGAAGCAGGAAGAAAACCGGGAAATAGAAACCTTTGAGGTTATAGCTCGTGAATGGCATGTGAAATTTATTAACACTTGGTCAGATAGTCATGCCGCCACAATCTCAAGGCGAATGGAGGTTGATCTTTTTCCCTGGATAGGTAACCGGCCGATTGCAGAAATCAAGGCTCCTGAATTGTTGGCGGTATTGCGTCGGGTAGAAAACCGGGGGGTTCTTGAAACTGCACACCGGGTCAGGACCATAGCCGGGCAAGTTTTCCGATATGCCGTCGCAACGGGAAGAGCGGAGCGCGACCCTTCAGCCGATCTTAAGGGCGCATTACCACCGCCAGATAAAAAGCACCATGCAGCAATAACGGACCCGAAAGAGGTTGCACCCCTTCTCAGGATCATAGATGGCTATCAGGGGCATTTTATCGTGAAATGCGCCTTAAGGCTTGCCCCTCTGTTCTTTGTCCGTCCTGGGGAGCTGAGACACGCAGAATGGGCAGAGGTTTTGCTTGATGAAGCTGTCTGGAATATCCCGGCAACAAAAATGAAGATGAAACAGCCGCACGTAGTACCCCTATCCAATCAGGCCATTGAAATATTGAAAGAACTGAAAGAATTGACCGGGGCGAGCAAATATGTCTTTCCGTCCGTCCGGTCATTTGCAAGGCCGATGAGTGAAAACACCATTAACGCCGCCCTCAGATACATGGGATATGACAAGGACACCATGACTGGCCACGGCTTCCGTGCTTTGGCGCGGACGATCCTTGACGAAGTACTACAAGAGAGGCCGGATCTTATAGAGCATCAGCTTGCCCATGCCGTCAGGGACCCGAACGGCCGCGCCTACAACCGAACCGCACACCTTGAAGAACGTCGGAAAATGATGCAGAGGTGGAGCGATTATCTGGATACGATAAAGGCCGGCGCCATGGTGATACCATTTAAGACGGTGCAGGGATGATCAAGGACAGCATAAAAAACCTGGAACTAAAGTGTAATTAAAGGCCGAAGAAAGGGGGGGAAATTTTTTTCTTGACATTAGTAACAAACAAGCGTAGTTTGTTACCGTACTCAACGAACTAAGGTGACTGCTTATGGAAAAGGGATACGGGAGCGCATGTTACAAAGAGTCGGCAATCCGTACATTGCAAACTTGGTTAAATGACGAGCCTCTTAAGGGTTGCGAGGATTCGAAAAGAGCCGGAACGTCCCGCGGGGAAAAAATCGGAATGGGCAGGGACAAGATCGCGGCCGCTGGCTTGCTTATATTGCATCCCGTGCTCTCCCTGCAGGAGATTTCAAAAATTGCAGGTGTGTCCTATGGCCTATTGCGAAAGTGGAAAACTGAAAAAGATTTCAAAGCAGAAATGCAGAAACTTGCTCATAATTTTGGGACAGATTTTGCCCGGTGCGTGGTCGCGGTGAATGTAGAAGATTATTTGCTTAATCCTAAAGTGGAGAAAGGTTTAGCATTCACCACAATTGGCAACAAAATTATCCTTTTGAAGTCGCATGAGCCTTTATTTAACTCTTTCCTTGAGTCTACCAAAGATAAGAAAATTAAAAAGAAAAAAATCTTCATAATAGATGACAGTCCTACACGCTGGACAAAAGTTTATCAGCAAAAATACACCCCCAAAACGATCAAAGAAAGTCTCATGCCGCTTTTGCCTTGGTATGGAAGCGGAGTTATTGATGCTTTTCTTAAACTTATTAAGGACCACATGTACCTCCCGGGAGTACCGGGAGGGCTCCTGATGATGCATAAGGCGCTTTTCTTTTGGGAAGACTATGATGAGTCACGGGTAATATCATGGCAGACTCGACCAGAAATGTTGGAGTTGTGGGAGGCAGCTATAACCTCTACGGTTGATGTGTTAACCAATCACTTGGCCAATCCTAAGCCGAGTAGCCCTGCAGACAAGGAAAATATTAAAGAGCTATCCGGATTACTTCAACTTCAGATTAGGGGAATATTTAGAATATTGAGGGACAAAACATGAGAGACATGGTTGATGATCATCAAGGATTTCACTCTGAGGAGAGGAGCATCGTAGCGAAGGATATACCTGTTATTGAGATCCTTGACCCGTATGGCTATGTGAGTACAAGCAAAATCATCGCACTTTTGAAGATAAAGAGACCTTGCGGAGAGAAGATTAGAAAATTATCAAGGACCAAAAAGGATGGTTACGTCATGACGTGAACTGCACTACAATAAAGACAGGGCAAGCCAGTTAGGGCAAGAAAAGCAATAGCCTAAGCCAGTAAGCCGCGAATGACCATATAAGGTTTTCGCGGCTTTTTTTATTCATCAACAATAGAACGAGGTTATCCAATGGCAGAAGAGAGGAAAAGAAAGATTTATGACAATTTGCAAGAACTTCCCCAAACCGGTTTGCTACGGATCAAGCAGGTTCTTCAATTCATTCCAGTAAGTCGCTCACACTTCTGGCAGGGTGTTAAAGAAAAGCGATACCCCCAACCGATAAAATTATCGCGGCGCGTGACATGTTGGAAGGCGTCAGACATTAGGCAGCTCATTGAGGGGATGCAGCCATGACCCCCCGCGAGGAGCTTCAAAGAAAAGCCTTGCTTCACACTCAGGCGGCGGAAATTCTCCGGGCAGACACAGGGCGTCACGAGTCCGAAGCACGGCGACTACGCGAAGAGGCGTTGCTCCTGGAGGAGCCCGGGAAATGAAACCCTTCACCCCTTCCCGTCATTTCCGGCGCACCTATGACCACCTCTTCAAAAAAGACCCGGCTACGGCAAATATCTTTCTCCTGCTTGCCGAACTTGCAAACGAAGCTGGTCAGGTTCAGTTAGGGCCATGTCCTGAAGTTGAGCTGCAACAGCTTATGGCGGCAAGGTTCAATAATCCAAGGGCCTACCAATTACCAGGAGGAGGGCCGAAGAGATGAACAGGGGATATGTCCATTTATGGCGCAAGGTTGAAGATTCAGCGGTCTTCCAGAGCGAGGGCCTTTTGAAAGTCTTTCTTTGGTGCATCATACGCGCGACGCATAAGGAAACATTCATTCAAGTGAAGACAGGCAGAGGATTTTCAGAGGTCAAACTATCACCGGGAACCTTTCTTTTTGGGCGGGAATCAGCAGCCAAAAAACTTCATATGTCGCCTTCGACTGTTTGGAAGCGAATATTGAAATTAAAAAAACTCGATTTTTTGAACATCGAAAGTAACACCCATTATTCGATTATTTATATAATAAATTGGCCTATTTACCAAGCTGCCACAGAAGAAAGGAACAGCGAAAGTGACAGGCAAGGAACAGCCAAGGAACACAAACAAGAACAAGAGAATGTAAAGAATAAGAAAACCTTCTTGTCGGACTCTATCGAGATCCGACTTTCAGAACTTCTTCTTGAAAAAATCCTGTCCAGGAATCCGAATCACAAAAAGCCGAATCTTCAATCATGGGGCAAAGACATTGACCTTATGATCCGGATTGACAACCGGGCTCCCGATGATATCCGGGAAGTCGTTTCATGGTGTCAAGATGACCCTTTCTGGCAAAACAATATCCTCAGCACGTCCAAGTTGCGAAAACAGTTTGATCAGCTCCAAGCAAAGATGCAGGCCACGGGCATAAAGGGTGTGACTGGAATTGCATCAAGACAGACAGACCCGGAAGCCTTTGAGTGTTCCAGATGTGGCCGGCGGATTGTTGTCAAAGCGGATCTGACAGATGGTGGCTGTGTCTATTGCGAGTTTGAACACAAAGGGGTGATCGCATGAAAAACAATCTCGATCCCTCCCTTTGCCGGGTTCTTCCACATGATTATGATGCAGAACGGGCCGTTATCGGCGGGCTCATGCTGGACAATCAAGCGGCCGGTGACGTTCTTTCCGTCCTTGATTCCGATGGTCAGGACTTCTACCATACGGCACACCGTTCGATCTTCCGGGCAATCCTGGACCTGATAGACAAGAACACCGTGGCGGATCTGATAACCGTCTGTGATGAACTTCGAAGCCGGGGAACCCTCGACAAGGTCGGTGGTCCTGTCTATGTCTCCGAGGTACAGGACGGGGCAATTTCGGCAGCCAATATCCGGCATTACTGCAAGATCGTCAAAAGTAAGGCTATCGAACGGCACATCATATCCGAGGCGGGCAAGCTCATAGAGGCCGCCTATTCGCCCACAATCGACACGAATGAGGCTCTTAATCAGGCACAAAAGGTCATTCTTTCCTTGTCGCTGGCACGGGAGGGAAATAAAACTATGCACGTATCCCGTGATCTTGCCCGTGATACCTTCGCCATGATCGAGAAACGACACACGCAAGGAGGGGCACTTGTAGGACTTCCTACCGGGCTTCGTGACTTGGATGATCGGACCTTGGGGCTGCAAAATGCTGACCTGGTCATTATTGCCGGACGCCCCGGCATGGGTAAATCCACTTTGGCTGGCAATATCGCCATGCACTCCGCCTTAAGCGGTGTATCTGTGCTTCTTTTCTCCTTAGAGATGCCTGCAGAAAGCCTCATGACAAGAATTCTTGCCGGTATGAGTAGAATCGATTCCAGGCAACTACGGCGTGGCTTCGTCTGCAATGATCAGTGGTCCCGGCTTGCCGATGCAGCTTCCCGGATCGGCGCGGCCCCCCTATTCATAGACGACAAGGTTGACGTCACACCGGCAGAGATCAGGGCGAAGGCGAGACGCCTTAAGGCCGAGCATGGTCTTGGACTTCTCATCATTGATTACATTCAGTTGATGCGTGTGTCTGGCCGTCATGACACCCGGGAGCAAGCCGTTGCTGAGATCAGTCGGACACTGAAGGCAATTGCCCGGGAACTGGAGATTCCAGTCATCGGACTTTCACAACTAAACAGGCAGGTTGATAGCAGAACCAATAAGCGCCCAATGCTTTCAGACCTTCGGGAGTCCGGCGCCATAGAACAGGACGCGGACGTCATTGCTTTCATCTATCGCGATGAGGTCTATAACAAGTCGGAAAGCAACCTCGAGCGAGGTATTGCAGAGATCGAAATCGCTAAACACCGCAATGGACCAACGGGAACGATCAAGCTGCGGTTTGACGCCAAGACGCAGACTTTCGCAGACCTTCAGGGATGATTACATGATTTGACCGATGACAAGATAAACAACCAAAAGAAAGGAGTAAGGCCATGAACAGTTTAACTGCTATGATCGCGGATATGATTGATGAAATTCAGTTTGCGAAGCGGAGAGCAAACCCAGGGCGGTTTGTAGGAGCGACCTTTGTAAGCGGAGATGAACTGGACGAGGAGCGTCGGCAGAAATACAGAGAGGGTCTTCTGAAGCAAACCGGGGATCAGAACCTGGACGCTCAAAGATTGCAGGACACCGGGGCGCTGGCAAGACAAAAGTTAGCAAGCGACGCGAGCATGTATGGCGCGGATAAGGGAGAGGATGCCAGCCGCGACGTTGCAAATATCACCGGTCGGGCTCATTTAGGCGTGGCTGGGATCACGGCGCAGGGGAATGCGGAAGTTGCAAGGATAGGGCTTGGCAGGCAGAAAACCCAGGCGCAAGATGCTTTTGACATTTGGTTAAAAGATAACGCAATGTCGAAAACACCAGAGGAAATTTTAGCAGTGAGAAGGAAGTTAGGGGTGTTGGATGCAAAACAGCCCGGTAAAGGAGAAGCGGACAGTTTTTACACGCCCGACAACCCTGTGCTCGCCCCGCCTGGGGCACGCGCAACACTTGGTGTACCAGCGCCATCAGTAGCAAGCGAAACCCGGAAACAATTTAGGGCCAGACTTGACAACCCTAATTACAACGGCCCCGGCGGGGAGGGCTACATTACGACCGGCGGGAAGACAACGTTCATTAAGGACAACGAAGAATGGAACCCGACGCCCCGGTCAGTTGCGGCTCCGGCGCCACTGGCACCTCAGACGCCGATATTCACACCGCGGAGCCCAGCGCGAAAAGCTTTGGCGGATACGCCCCTTACTCTGCCTAAAACGCTGGGGCAAGAGGTGGACAGCGTACCTTCGGCAGGCTTAGGACGGCTAAAACGGGCGGGGAGCCTCCTGGGGAACGCTGTAGGCGCGGGGGCGACTTGGTTGTCTAACAATACCGCTGGTCGCGTGCTTGATTTTATGGACAATCGGGAGCAGGAGCACACCGAGGCGGCAAGGAAGTACTACGAAGGACTGAGAAAGAAACGGCAACTCATGCCAGAGGACGTCGAGTACGTGAACACGCAATGGCCATATGCGAAGATAAAATAAGAGGGCAATCATGCCATTTGACACCCGGACACGAAGTAAAGTTCTTAACCAACGTGAAATGGAGCTTACCAAATGCCAAGCCTGAAGATTGATAGAGTGAAGTTAAATCAGATGCTTAACGCTGGTAAATCTCAACGGGAAGTTGCTCACTATTTTGGAGTCACGGCGGGCGCTGTCTCCAAGGCCAAGAAAGAGCTGAATCTCTCCGTTGTGAGGAATGTTTCCCTGGAACGTGCACATGAGGTCGTTGATAAGAACCTCAACGCAGTCGATCAGCTTCAGAAGATCAACGGTTATGCGAATGAGCTCCTTGACCTTTTGATGCAATGGAACAGAGGAGATAAAAAAGCCCTTCAGGTGTTGGAATCACAAGTTAAAAAGGTCCGGGTTCGTGGGACTGAGGAAGAGGTTAAGGAATATAAATTCAAGGACCCCCGGGAGCTCGCGCTGCGGGCCATGGCCGAGATCCGGGGGCAGTTGAACCTTCAGCTGGAGATCTTCAAAACCCTTTACTATCTGGAAGCCGTGGCAGAGTTCCAGAGGGAAGTATTGACAACGATTGGAGAAGCAGACAAAGATGTTCGAGACCGAATTATCCAGAGACTCAAGGAAATCAAAGCTTTACGAGGCTCTATTTCAATCTCTTGATCAGCACTTTGGTATAGAGACTGATTTTCAAGACTACCAGGATGACCCTGTCGGCTTTGGCCAGGATGTCTTGGGGGATTCCTTCACGGAAGAAGTGAAGATCTTGATGGAGTCTGTCCGGGATTATCCGATCACCGTGGCCAGGTCTGCGAACGCAACGGGCAAGACCCACGCAGCCGCCCGGATTGCGATATGGTTTTACAAGACCTTTCCTGACAGCCAAGTGTATACGAGTGCGGCACCCCCGGAAAGCAACCTGAAGAAGCTGCTTTGGGGCGAGATTGGGAGCGCTGTCGAGAAGCACCCGAAACTGTTTGCCTCAGATAGCATCAGGAGCCTTTTCATCGGGCGGTCTGCAAGGTCCTTCACGGCGGGCGTAACTATCCCGGCATCGGGGACCGAAGCGCAGCGGGAAGCCAAATTTTCCGGTAAACATGCTCCCCATCTTCTCTTCATCATCGATGAAGGCGATGCTGTTCCTGATGACGTCTACCGTGGCATCGAATCCTGCATGTCAGGCGGCCATGCCCGACTTCTTGTGATGTTTAATCCGCGGCATCAATCCGGAGAGGTCCATCGGATGGAACGGGATGGCAGGGCCAATGTGGTCAAGCTATCGGCGTTCAATCATCCAAACGTGGCTTCGGGGGAAGATCGGATCCCCGGCGCCGTGTCCAGGGAGACCACCGTCCGCCGAATCAATCAATGGTGCCGCCCTTTGGTTTCCGGGGAGGCGAATGACGGATCTTGCTTTGAACTTCCGGCCTACCTGGTTGGGGTAACCGCGAGGAGCCAGAGTGGGGAAGAGTACCCACCTCTGCGGCCGGGATATTACAAGATCATGGACCCGGCCTTCAGCTACATGGTCCTGGGTGAATACCCGGCACAGGGAAGCCAGCAGTTGATCAGCAGGGAATGGATTGCACGTGCACGTTCCCGCTGGGATGCTTACGTTTCGCAGCACGGGGAGATCCCGCCTGTGGGTGCCTCTGCTACTGCCGGCCTGGATGTTGGGGAATTTGGGACGGATAGCAACGTCATGTGCTTCAGATATGGCGGGTTCGTTGAAAAGTTGGTCCCCTGGTCCGGCCTGGATACGATGGAGACTTCCGACAAGGCCGTCAATGAGTGCCAACCAAGGAAGGTTTCCGCCGTGAACGTCGATGCTACGGGCGTAGGCGCCGGGGTTGCGCCGGCCATGCAGAGGCAGGGCTGCGCTGTGTTTCCTGTCAAGGTCGCTTCTTCGCCTACCCAAAATACGGAACAAGGTGAATTCTTCATCCTGCGGGATCAACTGTGGTGGCAATGTCGGGAGTGGCTAAGAACCGATCCGGGGGCCATGTTACCGCCTGATGAGCTGTTGATTGAGGAGCTTCAGACACCGACCTATGAAGTGGACCGGGGAAAAATCCGGGTCATGAGAAAAATCACAATGCGTGAGGTCCTGAAGCGGTCACCGGACCGGGCAGACGCCCTATGCCTAACCTTCGCCGCTGATGATTCATTCTTTGGCGACATCACTTTTAAGGAGTATCCTGATGAGTAGAATAGAAATAGTTGTTCATCCGTATGCTTACGAGCTTCTTCAATCGAGGACCGATCAGGCTGCCATCACAGGCCAGCCCATGATCGAGCGCCCGTTCTGGTACAAAAACACCGAGACCGGCCAGCTCTACTACGATTTATTTGGTTGCGTAGGCTGGCCTACGGAGGTCTCGGAGACGAGTAACGGACTACCTGGCTATGTCGGCATTATCGGCGTGGTAAAGCCAAAAGAAGAGGGGAAGCCGATCCAAGATGCAGCGTTTCAACTGCTCGCAGAGGGTGAAAGTAAAGACGTCACGAGTATGTTTGAAATGATCACTGCCATGCGCAAGGAGTACGGCTTTGGCCTGCATCCCGATCTTTTACAGGCGTGGTTTGGAGATCCGGAGCGGCATGTAACAACTATCGCCCTGTTCAACGAGAGGTTGATTGCCAAGGGAGGAGAGCGGGCGGCTATCTTGATCATCCCTCCCAATGATTTCTATGTCCAGCATTCGTTTGATCATTACATGAGGTCGTTGATGTAAGCGCCCCGACGTTTGTCAGACGACCTTGCCTTCACCTTAACCATAGAACGCGTGTTCTACCCGGCAAAGCGTTTGCCAGGAGGGGAACTGTGACGACCACTAAGGGGTGTTCATTAAATTTTCCCTCCATCTTTTTCATGAATTGTATATGATATTTCTGTAAAATTCAAGCTATTTATTCATCTAATTATTCATTGCCCATTTAAGCTATTGATATGCATTAATAATTTGTAGTTTTTTATTTAGGAAATCGAATAGGAAGGGGATTGAACTATGATTTTTTAGACCATCTTGCCTGAGCCGCATTCTTGGCTATCTCTTTCCGTTGCTCAGGCGTAAGATTTTCAGCCCTTGCCTTGCCGCCTTTCTTCCCTCCGAGCCTTCCTAAAGCGACGGCGGCAGGGTTCTTCCCTGTCTCTGGTTCCTCTTGTGGGTTTTCATCCGTAGCCGCCTGGACAATAGCATAGGCGAGTTGGTTCAGGTCGGCATACTTGGGAATCTTTGCTTTTTTCATGACTCAAGCATAGCATAAGCGCTCAAGCATTTCAAGAGGCAACTATTTCAAACTGAGACACTACCAAAAATATCCTTGACTTAATCCGGGGAGCTGGTATTTTAAAAATGCGAAAATTCTAAAGCGGAGGTCACCCGATAGTGGCTATTTTTGTTTGTCCCATAACGTCAAATTGGTCATGGAATCCGTCACCCGCAAGGGCCGGGAGGTCTCTTTAGAGCCTTCGCAATTCCATGACCTTTTGTTTTATGGAGGGTTGAGATATGAACCAGGAAAAAATGATTACAGCGGAAGACAGATTGAGGGGGCCGATGATCAGATGCCTGGATGAGGCAAGAGGGATCATGGACGATTGTAGGCAACGCCAATATGCAAGCCAGGAAGGGAGGGCATGAACATGGAATATCTGAAAAAGATTGAAGCCGGAGAAGCGGTTTACAGGTATCCCCGTTTCGACGGGACGCCAGGGAGAGAAATCCCGGTTCATGATTGGGGGCTTGACGAATTGATAAATTATTGCCTGTATCCGATAAAGGATACCATTCGAGTGATGATGCAGGCCGATGAGAAATATTATGCGGACGTTCTGGAAAGGCTTTATTCTTCAGCGTTCAGAAAGCTGATGGAGATGGAAGAAGCCATTGACAAGCACGTTGGGCATATCGTCGTCATAATGGAAAATGATCACATCGGGAATGGCTTTCTTGAGCAAGCATTTCTTGACGTTCGCATCGAAGCAGCCAGGAAGGAGGTTCATCATGCAGCCTGAAGAGATGACTCCTGAAAACAATGTGCACCCGGTCCCGCCCGTCAAGTCGGATGATCTCCGGATCCTCCGCAAGATCGAGGACGACGGATCAATCACATATTTTCACCCCATCGGCAACGCCACCAAAACCGAATCACAAGAGTTAAGCATGGTATTTGACTGCATATTCGAGCGAATTGATACGCTGGTGTGGCTAATGACGGGCCTGGACGATGAAAGAAGCGTCGATAGCCGGGCCGGATACCTGCTTGAAGCCCTGAACGCACACGCAAAGCGTCAGGTACATGAGGTCATGGAATTCATGCAGGACACCATCGGCTACATCGCAGTTGATATTGTCAGTCCCGAAGGTGACGGAATCTACCGATCCGGGCGCGTCGTCGGTCTTAATCTGGAACCTTCCGAGAAATGGAAGGTAACTCAAGCCGCATCGGTACGGCATGCCGGGAAGGAGGCAGACGCATGACAGAAGAAATCCGTATCGCCCATGAAACTCTTGAAGCCATGAAGGGAGCCTTGACAGAGCGACAATATGAAAACTTTAAGAATATTATTGCCATGGCAGATAAAAGAGAGACGGAAATAACCCTTATTGAGGGGAAGCTAAACCTTTTGGATGGAACGTTAAACCGGCTGGAGGAGAAGCTAAACCAGCTATCCGACACGGGGAAACTCGATGTCCTTGAAGCGTATGTGAAGCAGGAACCGGTTGAAGCCAAGGTGGGATGAACCTGGTTTTTGACGTTTCAAATGTCGATAACCTGACTGCTTAAAATTGAGCAGTCAGATAGACCAGCGCAAAGTCGCGCCGATGTCTCCCCAATTTTGAGGAGTCAGATTTGAAATACGAGTGGGATTCACTGAGCCCAAAAATGGGCTTAGTAGCGACTTTTCGCGACTTAATTTTCTCAGCCGTGAGATTACCCGGTTCATCGGCCCTGGGGCTTCACGTTCGCCCCAGGGCCATTATGAATAGCATAGGCAGGAGGGATACCAAAGTCATGACAGATAAAGGAGCAACACAATGAAGATCATCGAAATCATAAAAAAGGGTAGGGCGGTTCAGATCCAGACGAAGTGGTTGCGGATCGACGAGGCCGCCCGGTATCTTGGGATAGACCGCTCAACCTTTGACGAGATCCGCAAGCCGATTCCTTTTGCTCAGGTACACACTGTTGTTCTCTACGACTGCCATGTCCTGGACCGATACGCCAATCACGAATTCCCCGATGAATACTACGAGCCGGAAAAGCCGATCGAGAAGCACAAGCGCCCCCGGCTTCGCGGATGCAGTCCGTCAACGGGTGGGCTTTACAATCCGATTACGGGAAAGGTTTTTTATTCTCACGCCAAGGCAAGCACTACAGTTACCCAACATAAAGAACGGTAGAAAGCCGCCTCTCGTGGCCCGGAACCGGGGCGGGTGTGAAAGCATCCACCTTTTTTGTGGGTAGCTTACCAAGAAGCTGGTTTTGAAAGGGTTGTTCCAGGAATCGGGTTGGGAAGTTGCGATACTGAAAGAACGCCATGCCGGATTCGTTTAACAAAATCAGCATGCTGTATCAGCTCCTTGGATGGATACATGACGGGGGTTATGATTCCTACACTTTTTGATGTTTGCTTTTTTACAAGCCTCAAGGCTTCGGCCAGATCGCTGTCGTTTGAAACAATGACGGCGCAGTCAAATTTATCAAGCCATGCATCATTGAGAAAATGCACGGCAAGGTTTACATCAGAACCTTTCTCTTCTGTCTTCAGGACGTTAACAAATTGCGGCGGGCTTGTTCCCGCCATTGGCATAGAGACATCATGCGTGAGGAAATGACCATAGTAAACGGATATTTCAGGAGTATGCTTTTCTAATGCTCGAATATATGTCTTCTGTCGTATGGGTTGATTCGGATCTATTTTGCCAGAGACGATTGCGGTGAAGTATTTTATCGCTTTTATGTCGTTGTGGGGGGCAAGGAGGTGAAAAAAAAGAGTCTTTAAATCAAGCCACTTATATGGCGTTCCCTTCAACGCTCTGTAATAGAGATTGAACCCATCAATGTAGACATAAGTTCTTTGTTTGGGCATAGGGATAAAAAAAGCAGGGGCCGGTTGCCCGACCCCGCACCCTGGGTCGAAACCACAGGGGAAGTTTTGCGTTTACTATGACAACTAGTCTGGATTTGTCAAGGCTTTTGTTGCCAACAGGTTTTTGTGCATTATGAAATCATTGTGGAGTAGAAGTCAAATGATTGACCAAAGCAAACCGGGCCATCTTTTTTATGAACCCGCCTTGATTATTTTCGAGAAAATATTTATCTCAAAACAGGGATTGGTTGAAAATTGGGGGTATATATGGGGGTATCCTGAAATATATCATATATGATTGTTTAATAAATACAAAATGATGGGCCATGTATGTGATAGTTCGCCCCTCGCCATGTTTCTGATTATTTTAACTCGAGGCCCTTCTGGATTTTAGCCAATACTGTTTTTTCTTCATCCGCGTACTTGCCGTCGGCGAGGGCGATACGTTTGGCGATGGAAAGGG